GCATCACGTATGGTACATCGTAGGGTTCGTACAAGTATCTACGCTTAGGCGCTGCTTGTGCAAACTTCTTCTCCAGCCCAGAGCGATAGATGCTAGTTCTCCGTAATCTCTTGGACTTTAGGCTCATGTACCACCTCCGTTAAGAACCTTGGCCCGTTTGAGTACAGAAAAGTACGCAGTTCTGGATAACATGAATGCTTGTACTGACAGTAGGAACAGTTTGCGGGTAATCGCATATTTCCACTTTTGCCATCCGCCAATGGTTCTGCGCATACTGGTGGTATCTCCTCTGCCTCTACGAGCTTTTTTACGTGACGTATCCTTTCGGCAATGTCACCTTTGATGGTGTTATAGACGGGTGCTTCTGTGTCCTCTAGGTCGTACTTCAGGTACGTTAGATGACCATTGGACTTGTCCATGACTAACCATCCGAACTTAGTCTCACCTTCTGAGTAGGCGTATGCCTTCAACTGGTCAACGTAGCCGAATGGATCTTCGTAGGCTATAGCGCCTCTCTTGAACTTCCTGAAGCCGTAGGTACTTGCAGACTTGATGTCAGTCACAATACCATCTATGCGACAGTCCATGTGTCCAGTGATGCCCTCTACCTGACATACCTTCTGCTCATCAGTGATCGTGTGTCCTGACAGGCGACACAAGAACAAGAGCATTTCCTCAATTAGGTGTCCGTACATGAACTTCACATACGTGTGCCCTTGGATCTCCTCTCCTGCACTCGTGTCGTTGTAATGATGCCACAGGTACCTATCGTCTCTGCCTATGTTGGACAGGCGTAGCTTACGTCCGTCACGAGGCGCATCAGGCATAAACTCAGTACGCATTAGCTGTTTGACAGCCTCTCCGAACTTGTCAATCTCTGCCTCAACGTCCACTGACTCATCAGCAGACTTTGTGGTCATCAGTTCGTAGATGTCATCAACAACTGTGTTAACTGTTTTCATTAAAATGTCCGTCCAGTATTTCTGTAGCGACAGGGTGTTGAATGTAGAACCACTCGCCCTTGCGTTCATGTGACTGCGCTAGAAGATCGTGTGCGGCCTTCTCAGCAGTGCGTCGGTCATCAGTATCATATGCTTTGATTAGCTCGTAGTCTCTGTAGGGAGAGCTAGTCTGATACTGCTTTAGCCTATCCTCTGCGTCCACAGCCATCCCTATTTTACACCAACCAGGAAATGCTGGGTTGACCAGTACGTACACCTGACCCTGATTGGCAAGCTCGTAGTTCTGTAGAGAACTGAAGGCTGCGTCAGTGAAGCCTTTGTAGCGTCCGGGCTTGTGTAGCGGGTGTGACTTAGGGACGTATTTACCGTCAACAAACATCCTAGTCTTGTTTTTCTTTATATGTGACTCTAAGGTTCTTTTTGCGCCGTCTTTGCAACCTACATACCACCACTGTCCATCCTCAAAGTACGTATTCTTGTTAGTGTGTTTCTGCCCAGCTAGTTCCAATTTGATACTCCCCTGCAAGTTTGCAGTTTAGGTTAAAGTGTATACCTGCTGCCTCTAGACAAGAGACTGCAAGCCGCCCAAACTTCTCTGCTTGTGATGCTGGGACTTCGGTTTGGATTTCATCGTGGATGTTACCTACGATCTTATAGTCCATACCCCATAGTTTAGCATACTTATCCAGAGTAATCAAGGCTTGTTTCATAACTAATGCACCGGCACTCTGCAATAGAGTGTTCAGTGCTGCGTGTTCAGAGCGAATCCAGAGTCTCCTACCGTCTAATCCATTGATCCAACCTTGTGCTGCTTCTCCAGTAACTCTGTTTTTAAGAGCTGCAAATGCTGGGAGATTACGCATAAATCGTTCTCTAAGTTCGCTACCAGCACCTCTGCCTCCCCCTGCCACTGTTCCAAGTTTTGCATCTCCAGCACCGTACAGGAGTGCGTAGATGAAAGTTTTTGCCTGATCTCTTGATTCAAGTCCTGCAAGCTGCTGGTTAGCAGTGTGTATGTCTCCGTTAATGACTTCATTGGTATAGCCCTCATCGTTCATGTAGTGAGCCAGCATCCGTAGCTCTAGGCCACTAGCGTCAAAACCCACAAGTTTATGTCCTTCAGGGACAGTCCAGCAGCGTCGGCACTCCTCTCCATAGGGCGCTCGTGATGCCGGTACTTGCGCTAGATTAGGCTTGGCGTGTGTCATCCTGCCGGTTACTGCACCGTTAGTGTTGACCTGACCATGCACACGCCCTGTGTCCTCATCTACTGCATCTACCCACGACTGCACTTGTGCTATACGTTTCTGCACCATCAGGTACTCTGAGATCAGAGAAGCCTGTGGGATGCCGGTGATACCTGATAGCACCTTCTCGTCTACAATTGCCTGTCCAGTCTCTGTGAACTTACAGGGCTTCCATCCATAGTGTTGTAAATATCTGCCAATCTGCTGTCTAGACCCCAAGTTAAACTCAGGGTAGTCTACTCTAGAAAAAGGGCCACCCACGATCTCCCAAGAGTCTCCCAAGAACTTTAAACCTACGACAGAGATGGCTCCATCCTTTTTTACTTTCGGCTGTATCTCCTTTACAAATGTCGGTAGCGGTCTGAAGGCTTCCTGTACGGCATCCTCCAGATCGTATAGCTTCTCTCGTAGCGTAGCGACTAACTCAATAGCTCTACGGCTGTCCAGTAGCCATCCGTTGCGTACCTGTTGCTGTGTGATGTCCTGTACGTCATGCTCTAGCTCCACCGACTGGTCACTAAAGTGTCTTAGCTCCCACTCCAGCTTCTTGTACAGTGCTGCTGTAACCTCTACGTCACGACGGCAATACTGCACCATCTCTGGAGACAACTTCGACCAATCACTGTGGTCTCCCTTGGGAAACTGGAGTCTCTCACCCCAAGCTCTCAGAGAGTGCCCACCGTCTAGCTGTGGATTCGCTAGGCGTGACATGACCAAGGTATCCTTAACACGCTCTTTGCTTATCTCAATGCCCCACAGACGCTTCAGGACAGGTATATCGTAACCCAGTAGATTGTGACCTACTACGTCATCATGCCCTCTTAGAGCGTACTCTAGGGACTCTGCATCGTAATGTTCCTGTAGTTCACCGTCCTGCATGGTGACTACCACCCACACTTTAGTGGGCTTCAGACCATTAGTCTCTGCATCTAGAAAGATGGGACTAGAGGCCATTTGCTTCCTCCTGTGGTTTTGCTGTTTCCATCATCCTACCAGTGACCTTCTCGTACTTCAGCCAACAGCAGGCACCTGTGAGTCCAGCGTAACGATTCTTGAGGACACGCACTGTGGTTGTGTTGCGCTTCTCCTCATTATCGTTCTGCTGATCTCTCTCCAAGCCAATAACCATGTCAGACAACTGTGCAATGGACTGAGAGCCTCGTAGCTCACTCAGGCTGATTTGCCCTCCGTCCTCGTGTGCTTTGCCCTGTGTGCGCTTCAGATGAGACACGAGGAAGAGTCCAATGCCTAGCTCCTGCACCAGTGATCGTAGCTTCGTCATGATAGCGTCGATAGCTTTACGCTCGTCGCCATTCTCCTGCGCTGATACGACAATGGATAAGTGATCCAAAATGATCCACTTGCAGTCTAACGCTTTTGCCATGTAGCGCACACGAGCCAACAGATTGTCTTCGCTTGTGCTGCCCCAGTGGTCAAACAGATAGTACCGCCCAGTGCCCATAGTCTGCTCCCAGAAAGGGAAGGCAGCATCAGGGTCTAGATCCTCCTCTAGATGCAAGGGACAGTCTGCCGCTATTGACATGATGCCAAGAGCAGTTCTAGCTATGTCCTCCTCCAACGCTAGGATGCCTATGTTGTCATCAGTGGCATTGAGCAGGTAATACTCTAGCTCTCGCACCATCTGACTCTTGCCCATACCTGAGCCTGACGTAATCGTCACTAGCTCGTAGGGTCTGAATCCTTTGGTGTGGCTGTTGAGTCCCTGCCACGGATATGGTATGCTCTGCACCTTTATCTTGCTGGTGAGTGCTTCCCATGTATCGCTACCGCTGATAATACCGTCAGGCTGATAGACCTTAGCGTCCCACCATGCACTGGTGAAGTCCTTGATCTTATTGGCCTGTAGCATGTCACTAGCGTCCTTCATAGGCAGCTTGACAATCTTCAGCTTGTTAGGGCTGAACAGGTCTTTGACATCCTCTACGGCTTGCTTACCGGCTTTGTCGTTATCGAAGCACACCACGATGTTGTCGTAGCCCTCTAGCCACTCTAGCTGCTCTTTGATTTCCTTAGCAGCCGCAGAAGCACCAGAGCGCAGCGACACGACATCATAGTTGTTGCCCACCATCTCAGACACAGACAGGCAGTCCAGTTCACCCTCAGTAATCGTCAGGTACTTACCGCGACCCTTGCACACCTGCTGACCGAACAAGCCAACACCCTCAGTGCTACCAGTGACAAAGAAGTCTTTGTTTTTCACTAGGCGTACCTTGGTGCCCTTGACCTCATCAGTGTCGCAGGAGTAGTACGGGTATATGTGCTTGGATATTTTACCCTGAGAGTCATACTCAACTGTCACACCGTATTTCTTGCATGTGTTCTTGCTGATACGTCTATCAGGAATATCTGCAATGACTCCTGTTACTTCCAATTTTCTCCTCAGTGGCGTAGGTTCTACCGTGGGCTTACCAGAGGCTTTGCCTACAGCGTGGCAGGAGAAACAATAGCTCCCACCATCACTGTAGACTGCCTTGGCATCAGAGGAGCCGCACTGGTCGCACGACTCGTGGCCCATGAACTTAGAGTGCTGCGTCAACACCAGCCGCACCCATCTCTAACACGCGAATGCCGTCCATGTACACAGGTACACCGTACACAGGGTGTTCGTCCCCGTACTTGTACGAGATGCGTACTGTAGAGCCTGATGGGATGTCACCGGCAAACGGCTCACCCTCAGCGTCTATCACGCGCACTGGGTACTTACTAGCGAACTTTCGCTGTAGAATGGCATCGTCACCATCGCCATAAGACTTCAAGCGAACACCCTTGCTGGATAGTTCGTTGCTGGTCTCGTCGTTGAGAGTCAGAGTCACTGTATACCGTCCAGTGTCTTTACCCTCGAAAACCTCAGTTTCTTTCACGTTGATGAACTGTGCTTTACCTTCAATTACCGCCATTTATCGTTCTCCTATAGTTAGCGATTGAACAGTTAGTTGTAATGAATTTATCGTTCATTACCATAGTATTATACACCTGTTTTTTCTATAACGCAAGCTCCTCCTGTATAAAATCGTAATATCCGTAGTCTTCTGCCTCCTCTGGTCGGTATAGTGCATCATTGCTGTGTTGTGCACAAGTGCTGCACAAGTCCAGATACTCTCCAGTTATCTTGTCTTTTCTGGCTAACTCGTGGTTCTCCAATATAATATCACATGCCTTGCATCGCATTAGTGCATCTCCTTATTTCGTGCAAACAGTCCGTCGTGAATTTCCTGTATCTCAGTTAATGGTCGGTTTTCTAGGTCTTGTGACATCCAACTACCAGCCATAGCCAGTAGCTCCTGCACGCTGCACATGTTTAGCTTGTAGTCCACCAAGTCCCTAATCATGCGGTCTATAGGGTCTTCTACGTCGTTTGGGTCTGTTATGTCTATATCATAGCTATATGAATCACTCACTCAAATACTCCTCTAACCAATTACTAGTTGCTGATACTA